AGCGGAATTGCTCGTCCCGAAAGAATCTGTCAAGGTGGAGATTCGCTAAAATTGCATCGGAATCCGATGCACGTCGACCCGCTTAAGATAAATGGACATGGGTTGTGGACGCCCACAGGTTCCGATACTTGCGGGGTGCGAATACTACCTTTACAGATTCTTTAGAGCAATTCCGATCACGAAAACTATAATACATTCGATGGGAAAAAAGCTTCAAAATCCGAAGTCAAAGTGACATGGATCCAATGTCAAGGAGACGTTGTCGGCTGCGGCGCAAAGGCTGACTAGGAATACCCAACCGCCGTGAGAACGGAGTCTGGTGACTGATGACATGGCACGTCACGGGCCTCAAGCGAAGAGGGGGACGTCCGTGACAGACGGCATTAGTGCTTTGCGAGAAGGGCTTGGGCACCTACGTCGATGAGCCGCTTAGCCTAAACGGTAGGGGGGCTGAGAAGTCCCCATGCTGTATGGTGTTTGGGGGAGGTTTGGTTAGTGCAAATGCTTGTGGAGTAAGGTGTTGCGATTGTGGAATGTATAGATAGGCCGCCTTGTTTGTCGCGTTCGGGTGGGCGTGAGCCAGAAGCGGAGACAAAGTTCTGATAGCCAAGGGTTTAGCGCGTCACTGTTGCCCGCTTCGTGGGCTGTGGGGTCTGGAGGCGCATGAAGAGAAGGTCAACGTTCGAAGTTCCGAGGGTCCGAAGGAGCTGCGTTGCATTAGCAAGCCGACGACTCCTAATCGACACAGGAAACTTAGGCCCCCACTGGGGGAAACGAATCGGTGACGAAACAAGGAGTCCCTACCTGCAAATCCAATTTTCAATTTTTGGGATTTCGGGTGATTTAGTGCACAAGTGTTCAGTGGAATTGGCAATTACTGCTAAATCTGTCACACTTATCACACTTGCATCACACTTTTTTGAGCTAAGTGTGACTTATTAAATGGTACCTTTATCAACGACTTACGTAATCTGTCACACAAATCACACTTTTTCTAACCCCCTAACGTTTACTTGTAACAGACCCCCAAAAAAAGTGTGATTTGTGTGACAGATTCCATAAGTGCTTAATAACTATATAATAAAGTTAATCACACCCCCCCAAAAAAAGTGTGATACAGGTGTGATAAGTGTGACACGCTTGACATTTTGTTCACTACTTGTTTTACCTTGTTACATGCCAACCAAGAAACCAGATGGTAGAACTTATGCTGCAGGTAAGAAACCAAAGCAGGTTGTTAAGCAGCAAAATGCAAAAAGAACACGGTGTCACCGTAAACGCATGAAGGCAGAAGAAGACATGATAGTAGCTAAGAAAGATCTTGCTAAGGTTGAGAATGAGCTCTCAATCAAGCAACAGTTCCTGGATATGATGAGCCAAGCTCCTACCCCTGCCCAGCAACGGAAGGCTTTGCTTGCCATGTTTGCGGACAAAGGCATCAATCCTATCGAGGAACTGATGAGCTATACCAATAACACAGAAGTTCCCCTAAAGGAGAAAATATCTATCTGGAAGGAACTAGCCAGTTACACCCAGCCGAAACTTAAGAGCGTAGACGTCCAGCAGAACATTACGGGTGAGATGAAGATATTGTCTGTGGACTACAGTAAGGTGTCCAAAGCTGACTTAGCAGATTCAGTTGACGCAGAAATCGTTGACATCGGCGAAGATTATGATGAATTTCTAAGCGAGGAGGAGAGAAGTGAGTCTTGAGCCAATAGAGAAAGCAATCGCCATACTGGGAGAACACTTCCGTCACTATGTGGTCATAGCGTCGGATGACGATACTCCCTTGGCATATGACGTTCGCTTCAGCGATCCCTACGCCGCATCTGGTCTGCTTAGCTCCGCAACAAAGTATCACGAGAATTTCATCAGCGACAGTGGTAGTATGGACGATGACTGGGAGTGGAGCGAGCTGAGTGATGACGACGACTTTGACGATTATCTAGATGAATATTAGCGTCCCAGCTCAGGGATGGGAGCCAAGACCTTACCAGCTTCCATTACTGAAGTATATGTCCCAGAAGAAGCGCAGCCTGAGAGCGGTTGTTGCTTGGCACCGTCGTGCTGGTAAGGATCTAACCTGTGTGAATATTGTTGCGATCAAGGCATTGCAGCGTGTTGGCACTTACTGGTATGTGTTGCCCTACGGCAATCAGGCACGCCGAATCGTATGGAACGGCATGACTGGCGAGGGCAAGAAATTTATCGACTACTTCCCAAGGGAATTGGTCGAGAAGAAGAGTGAGCAGGAGATGCGTATCCACCTTAAGAATGGATCAATCATCCAGCTCATGGGATCTGACGACCCCGATAAAATGGTTGGTGCGAATCCCGTCGGAGTGGTATTCTCGGAATATAGTATCTCCGATCCTTCAGCGTGGCAGTTGATTAACCCCATCCTTGCAGAAAACGGAGGGTGGGCGTTGTTCAACGGAACGCCTCGTGGTGAGAACCACTTCTACAAGATGCTGTTAAAAGCTCAGGCCGACAAAGCGTGGTACAGCAGCCACCTGTCGGTCAAGGACACAAAGGCGATTGCACCCGACGAACTTCGTAAAGCTCGTAACGAGCTGAACAACGAAGCTCGCTTCCAATCGGAATATATGTGCTCGTTTAAGACTCCAGTGGAGGGAGCTTACTACGGATCGCAGATCAACAAGGCTTACAGGGAGAAGAGAGTTGTAGACAGCATCGCGGTCGACCCCCTGCTCCCTGTCCACACTGCGTGGGACTTGGGGATGGACGACGCGACAACCATTTGGTTTTTCCAGCAGTTTCGCAATGAGTTACGGATAGTGAACTACTACGAGAACAGCGGGGAGGGGCTGCCCCACTATGCACGAGAACTGCACAGGTGGTCTGCCCAGAAGGATGTGACGTATGGGAAGCACTATGCCCCACACGACATCAAGGTGCGAGAGCTTGGTACAGGCAAGTCTCGCTTAGAGACAGCCAGAGGACTTGGCTTGAAGTTTACTCCAGTCAAGAAGCTGTCTATCATTGACGGCATCGAAGCCGTCCGAAACATTCTACCGAAGTGTTGGTTCTCAAAGACAGCGTGCTACGCAGGCATTGAGGCACTGAAGGGCTACCATAAAGAATTTGATAGCTCTCGCGCAGTTTTCAGAAAAACGCCCGTCCATGATTCCAACTCACACGGAGCAGACGCTTTCAGAACATTAGCGGTTGGTCTAAAGCAACCAAAACTGGATAAAAAGAAACCAAAGCATGAGTATCAAGTCGCAGGTATCCGTTGGTGAGGACTACCGCCTATCCTTATTGGATGAGGCGGTGGTTTTGTATCACACACAAAACGCTGATTTCATTCAGCTTCAGGATTACTACCTGAACTGCCCACACGGTGAGGAGCGTTACTATTGGGGCACCCCCACCTACATTCTCATGGCAGAGGTACTTGAGGATGAGGTTGGTCGTTACTGGAGGATCGCCTATGCCGCTAGCCGCGACCCATCCAAGAGTGTTTCCATCTTCTTTGAACTTGCACCTTTTCCCCTTGACAGAGTATCGTTTACTCGTTACCACAGAATGCACAAACCCAACTCAGAAAAATTTTTTGAGTGGAACACTTTAAAACGTATATCAAAATATGGGCTCATCACCAAGCAAACCACCTCCTCCCCCACCACCCCCTGCTCCTCCTCCTCCTCCAGCACCGATGGCGCGGATGCCAGTTAAACAGGCAGCCGCTCCATCTGCCCGCGTAACATCTGCTGGCCTGTTTGGTTCGCAGGCTGCTCGTCCCCGACAAAAGACTTCGCAAAGAAAGCGAACTCAAGGTCGCGCTACCCTTGGTGGTGGTTCAGGCTTGTATGGTTAGACTCAAGCAACGCTATGAGGAGCTTAAGCTGTTAAGGTCAAACCTTGACAGTATGTTCTATGATGCCCAGAGATATGTTCGGCCGAACTCAAACAAGTTCGATCACGGACATACTCCTATGCAGGAGGATGATTCACGGGAGCTTTACGATGATACAGCTGTCTGGTGTAATCAGATGTTTGCAAACGGACTCAGCTCTAACCTGATTCCAAAGTCTGATCGTTGGTTCTATCTTCGAATTGTCAATCGAGCGCAAAATGATGTCTCTTCAGAGGAACTTGCGTATCTGCAGAAGGTAGCTGATCGGATCCTACATGAGTTCGCTCTGCCGCAATCTCAGTTCTATAGCTCAAGTCACGAGTGTTTCTTGGATATTGGTGCTTATGGAACGTCTCCTGTTCAGATCTCGGAAGTTAACGGCGTTGTTAACTTTCGTTCTCGACCGCTGGCGGATGTGTTTTTTGACACAGATCAGCACGGCACCGTAGATACCGTTTATTATCGGTGTTACAAAACTGCTCGTCAGTTGATGCAATCGTTCCCAGCTGTTGAGGATATGGATGGCTTCAACAAAGATAGCTCGGTACACAACAAGTACGAGCTTGTTTATACGATTGAGCCCAACACTGATAAGGCTGCTAAGAAAGGGAGTCGTGTCGGCAAGGGTCGACCTTATAAGGTAACTTATTGGTGCCCTGCTTTGAAGGAGCCACTTCAGGAAAGTGGATCCAGCTACTTTACATTCTTGGTGCCTCGTTGGTCTAAGTTGGCGGATGAAGTCTACGGACGGGGTCCCGCTTTCTCATGTTTGTCGCAGATTCGTGCGCTTAACAAGATGGTTAAGGAAGCACTGACATCTGCCGAGTATCTGAACTTCCCAACGCTGACAGCCGAAGAGGACAGCATCATGCTTCCTATGAAATACGGTTCTCGTCAGATTATGTTTCATGAGGCTGGCAGTGAGAAGCCGTCGCCAATCATGGCAGGTAACCAGCCACAGTATGTGATGGAGATGATCCGCATGTATCGTGACTCTGTCAACCGTTCGTTCTTTGTCGATCAGATTATCCGTCAGGAAAAGAAGGAACGCCAGAGTGTTACAGAGATCCAAGATGTACGCGGACAGATGCTCAACCAGTTGGCTCCGCTTCTTAATCGCATGGAAGCGGAATATCTGGGACCCGCCATTGAAGCAACATTTGAGCTTCTTGATCGTGCTGGTAGGTTACCAGAAAAACCAGCAAGCCTGTCTGGTGCGTCACTTGAGGTATCCTACTCCAGCCCAGCGTCTCAGTCTCAGTTTGCTACTCGACTTTCAGATATTAGTGCCTTTATGCGAGACATTGCACCTTTGGCTCAGGTTAAACCTGAAGTGATGGGTGCCGTTAACGAGCAGCGGCTGTTGGCCAGTTACGCACAGTATCGGAACATCACACCAGATATCATAAAGACCGAAGAAGAACTAGCTAAGATAGCACAGGCATCCCAACAACAACAACAACAAAGAGACGCTGTAGAGGCTGCTCCACAAATCGGAGGGGCGATGAAAGATATCGCTCAGGCCAAGCAGATTGATCCAGAAGGCGTGGGTCAGTTGTTGAACATATAACATGAAAGTCCTAGATTCCTTAAGTAAGCTCCGCGAGAAAGCGAAGCTTAAAGAAGATTTAACTAATATATTGGAGACACCGCACGGTAAGCGGTTCTTCAAAGTACTCTTGCGTGAATGTCACGTAACCAAGCCCGTGTTTCATTCGGACGAAGCCAAGCTTCGTGAATGTGAAGGACGAAGACGTTTGGCTATGAGCTTTCTCACTCTACTGGGTCAAGACGATCCACAAGAACTTATTAACAAGATAGAGATGGAGAATAAATAATATGTCAGAAGATACAGAACCAACAGGAGGTCTGGGAGGCGGAAGCGTCGATCAGGAAGCCTCCGAACCATCAACTTCGCCCAGCCAATTTGATTTCTCATCAGAGGACGCATACGGACAGTTCTACGAGTCACTGCCAGAAGAGCTTCAGGCACACGACACCCTGAGAAACACCAAGTCGATTCATGCATTAGCTGATCAACTTGTTAATGCGCAGAGTGCATTGGGTAATAAACGACTACAGGCTCCCCAAGAAGACTGGGGAGACGAGCAGTGGGAGGATTTCTACAATCAGATTCGACCCGAAAACGGTGAATACTCAGTCTCAGATGAGCTCTCTTTTGAAGGTGCAGAATCCACCCCTGACTTCGCAGATGAGACGATTCAGGAACTTGTGGATTTTTCCGCAGAGATGGGTCTTAGTCAAAAACAATTCGACATACTATACGAGCGTTATGCTCAGATGGCCGTTGATGGACAAGACCGTATGTCCGCCGAAACACAGGATCTAGTTGCGAACCACCGACAATCCATTCAAGGAGAGTGGGGAGAAAAGTATGAGTCAAACCTAGCCGAAGCCAATCAGGCGTACGAAGCACTTGCTTCCGAGATTCCCGAACTTAGAGAGTTGATCGACTCAGACCCTGTTGTGGCAAACCACCCAGCCGTGCTTAAGGTTTTTCACAGAATCGCAGAGGTATCTGGCGATGCACTGCCTCTTGCGGAAAACAACCCCACATCTGGGTTTGCTGCTGAAAACATTCATGGCATTAAGAGCGCAATTCAGGAATTGGATTCCAGTCATGCGGAATTAATTATGTCGGATCCAGCCTCTCTTAACATGGCGGATCGTACAAAACGACAGCAAATATTGGATCAACGGGCGAAGTTATACTCTAATTTGTACCCATCTGATTAAAATAGACTTGACATCTCCTTTAAACAGGGCTATCCCAGCTATTACTGGGGTAGCCTTTTTTTAGGTCCTAGTATCAGCTTTAGAAGGCCGTTGGTTACGTATAACTAGAAGAGTCCGAAAGGGTAGCTCATCGAAAAGCAAACTTCTATTTAACTTAACTTATATTATATTATGGCATATTCAGATCCATCCTACATGTCAGACAACGGCTCAGGTGCTGCTGCAATCAGCAACGCCGCTGCTCTGAACACCGCATACGTTGAATCGTTCAAAGCTGGTTTCGAACAAGCATTCCAGCAAACTGAATCTAAGCTTCAACCGTATTTTGAACAAGAATCCCAAAACGAAGAGTTCCAATACTTTGATCGTATCGGCGTCGCCGAAGAAATGACCGAAGACGCTACTCGTTATGGCGATAACCCTAACAGTGATATCTCTCACGATCGTCGTCGCATCGGTCTTAAGGACTACGAGCTCGGCAAGTACATCGACGAGAAAGATCTTAAGCGCGTGCTTACAGATCCAATGAATGCTTACACACAAGCACTTCTTGCATCAGGTAAGCGTAAGATCGACGATATCATCATCGACCGAATATTCGGAGAAGCGTACACAGGTCGTAGCGGTGGCACAACCGTTACTTTCTCCCGTGCCGATTCCTCTACTCGTGACACCAACATCACTATTGGTAATCTGAGCAAGAACGAGGCTAACCCAATCATCGACACCTACGATGCAGCTACTGCAAAGAATGGTGTTGATATCGTTGCTGGTAACACTGAAGGTTTCTCCATCGGTGCTAACTATGACGGTACCCCAACTGGCGGTGCTGCTCCTCTTGGTCTTACCCTTGAGAAGTTGAAGGCTGCTCGTCGCACAATGCTTCGTCTTGAAGCTATTGGTCAGGATGACGTCGTTAACTGCTTCCTTACTTCGACTCAGTTCAACGACCTTCTTGGAATCGAGGAGATCATCAACTCTGACTACGCTGTTCGCAAGTCCCTTGCAGAAGGTGCGGTCACTACGTTCATGGGCTTCCGTTTCATCCAAACCGAGCGTCTTGGTCTTAACAACGACGGTGCTAACAACGACGAGCGTCGTGTTATCGTTGCAACTCCAAAGGCACTTAAGATGTCTATCGGCACATCCCTTAAGGGCGATGTGTGGCGTGTTCCAGCCAAGAAGAACATCCCTTACGTGTACTTCAAGCTCT